AAGATGTCCGTGATTCAATGATTGCATCCAAGGATGATCGAGCCTATACCAAGCAAGTCAGATTTGTTTTAAATTACACACCAAACACATTGGCGGTTTCATTGAATCAATATCAATATTCCATCAATTGGAGAAACAAAGATTATCGGGTGGCCGATGTTTTAGAGTCAAATGACCGAATGAACATCACTTTTGTCTGTTATCGCAACGATCCAGTGACATCAGTATGACCACCCAGCAAAATGTCCTTACTTATGCCCAGGCGATTCAAAATCAACTGGCTGCCACTGTTTCACCAGTGCCAGTGTATGCAAATTTCAACAGGAATTTTGCAGAGCAAACCCAGTTTTTGGTTTGGCAATTACGAAATGTCCATCAGCCAGTCTATACAGGGCCAATACAATCCAACAAAGGGATTGACACACCAGTTTTTCAAACATCGGTATTTGCCTCAGACATGAACAATTGTTTTAGTATGGCAAATACAATTTTGCAAGCATTGCATGGATTCTCGGGATTTTTTGGTATCAACGGGGCATTTGCTGGTATTTATGTGGCAAAAATTGATATTTCTATGCTATACAATACCTATGATGACAATGTAAAATTGAACCAAATAATCTTGGATTGTCGGATGGATATTCCATGTTGATAAAACAAAACAATTCGTTTCATTTTTTTCAAAGGATTTAAATCATGGCATTACCCAATCAAGTCTTACCAGGCTTTGCAGCGTCACTCTGGTGTCAAACTGGAGCATCACCCACACCATTGACATTGACTCAATTGTCCACTTGGACTGGTCAAGTCGCTGGCATTATTGGCACAGCAGCTGGCGGCACTGGCTCAACTGCACAACAATTGTTAGTGGAAGATATTCCAGCATTTGGCCAAGATGACGCATCGGCCAATTTTGCAGTGGCTGGATCAAGACAGTCAGATATCATTCCAACTCAATCAAAACCTACATCCATGACGATTGTGGCAGCATGGAACCCATCAGATGCTGGTTTGCTTTTAATCAGAGCTGATGCCTATTCTGGTGTAATTGATCGGACTTTTGTGGTGGCAGCATCATCAGGTGCCAATACAGTGGCTTATGCTTTCAATGGTCGTGTATCTGAATTCAAAGTCGATATGAATACCAAATCTGAGGGCAAAGTGACATTTACAATTCATCCCAGGGGCAATTTGTACGGCTGGTCAAATAACACATAATCAGGCAAAACCATGATTACAGTTCAATTTGCAAACGGCAAGACTTATCAAGTGGAAGATATTGATGAGGCAATTGCCAAATGTTTGGCCAATGGGGATGACCCATTTCGGCCAATAATTGTTGAAACACCAGTAGAAACAAAAACAGAATAAAACACAATGACAATAATACAAAACAATAATGATCTTTTGGGGTATTTGATAAACCAAGCCGAGTCTGGTAAAAAGGACTGGTTTGGTTTTTCACAACAAAAAATTACTGGTATTAATTTGGCGTTTGATATTGCCAAAAACCATGCCGACTCGATGACTCCAGAAGAAGTGGTCGATTACGTCATTTTGCTCAACAGCATGATTTTTAAGAAAATCATTATTGGAAAGCTAAATTAAATGGCAGATAAATCAAGCATGACCATTAATTGGAATGGATTTAAAGAGTTTCAAGATTTACTAGATCAAATTACAGATGATTTTGGCGAAAAAGATGCTAGTAATATTTTGAGAAGTGCTTGTCGATCAGCAATGGTGCCAGTATTAAATGCAGCCAGACAATTATTAATTGATAATGATAATGTTGATACCGGCCAATTATTGAAATCATTGCAAGTCGAATCTAGAAAACCAACATCCAAAGATAAACGATCAATTTATACAACACCAACCATGGTGATGATATCCAGAGTGACAGTTGCACCTGGGAATAAATTTCAACCCGATGTAAAAGGCGAAAAAAGACTTTTGTCTAGGACATTCAAAAACAAAAAGACCAACAAATTACAACATATGGTCAGTGATGCCAGGGCAATTGCAATTGAATTTGGAACGGCCAAATGGCGCAAAGGCAATGGGATGCCATTTATTCGGCCAGCTTTAGAAAGACACGCAGTTGATGTCACTAATTCATTGGGTGATTCACTTGGCAACGCATTAATAAAATACAAATCAAGACACATGGGAACAAAATGAACAACTTAGAAAACGCATTTGGTGCAAAATTCACCGACAAAAAAGACAATTTAAGGACTCGCACTTTTGAAATGGGTGGCCATACATTCAGAGTCAAAGTGCCATTGACTTCAGAAACTGAGGCCATGTTTGAGCGAGTTAAAAATGTGGATGAGGCCAAAGTCAAAGAAATTTACGATAAATTGGCTGTCGAGGCAGAACAGCACAAAGGTGATGATGGATATGAATTTAAAGATGATGACATCATTGTCAATGGCCGATCTTTAAAAGAAGTGGCCAACGGCAAGGTTTTGACCGAAAGCAGGATCACTGAGCTGGTCAGGCTGCTGGTGCCAGAAAACAAAGACTTTGATATGGCCACAATTACTTATGCGGATATCGAGGAATTATTTCCATTTTCCATCCAAATGGATTTGGTTAACGAAATCAATAATGTCATTTCACCTGGATACTCAAGTCGGGGAAAATAATTGGGTCGGTTCGCAGACAGGTCAAAGCGTATATCACAGCCCATGGGGCCGACCCAGACAACATTGACGAGGAAACATTCAGCGATATTTCGGTGATGTATGCCGATGGATTAATTGGCAATCGAGGCATTTTGGAGGTTTTGGGGACACTGACAGCTGGCCAGTTTAATAAGATGTTGCCCAAGGGCAAAAGTCCCTATACACTCGAGGATATAATCAATCGATCATTTGATTATTTGTATCCACCATTGTCTGATGCAGAGAAAAAGGAATTGGCCAATCAGAGATTATTAACATTTTTGATGACCAAACCAGACATACCAAAAGAATTGCTGGAAAGTAAATAATGGCCACTATCATTGCTGGTTTGGGCGCACAACTTGGACTCGATACTACCGAGTTCAAAAAAGGTATTTCTGAAGCCAAAAATTCACTCAAAGAATTAAAAGAATATTTGCCCGAGGTTTTATCGGCTGTTGGTCTTTATGAGATGACCAAAGCATCGATGGAATTTGCTGAACAGCTGGCCAAGGTGGCTGAAGCCAATGATCTGGCCATTGATACAGTTTTAAGGCTCCAAAACGCATTAGCTATGTCTGGCGGTGAGGCAGATCGAGCTGGTTCATTATTGGCTGGATTTTCCAAAAATATTGATTTGGCAGCCAATGGATCTGCCAAAGCGCAAAAAGCATTTGCAATGGCCAATGTCTCATTAAAAGACTTGGCCACAATGTCCAGCACTGACCTATATACAAAATTAGTTCAAGGCATTGCATCAATTGAAGATCCAATCACTAGAAATGCCAAAGCCATGGAATTATTTGGCAAAGCAGCTCGAGGTGTTGATTTTGTTGAATTGAATAAGCAAATTGAAGAAGGTGCTGGTGTTAGTGATCAACAAGCCAAAGCGGTTACTGATGCAGCTGCTGCATGGAAAACTCTTGGTCAAATTGGTCGAGATGTAACTTTAATGTTTGCAGAACAAACTGGGCCAGTTTTAAAACAAACCATTGATTATTTTAAAGAAACATCAGAAGTAATTATTCATGGTTTTGGAAGTGTTTTATTTGTTGCATTAGGAAATTTAGTTGATTTTGCTGCAAATGTAACATTTGTAATTCATGGTGTTTATGATGAAATTGTTCACACAATATTAAATGCAAAAACATTGATGACTGAAGGCATCGATGCTGCCATCAAGAAAAATCAAGAATATGATGCAATGAGAGAAGCAGCAGCTCAAAAATTGGCTGCATTTGAAAATAATCTTGCAAAAATTGCTGATGAAAAAAATAATTCTCAAGATCAAGAAACAGAAAAAAGCAAAGAACATGAAACAGTTCAGCGAACAATTATTGATGCTTATGCCAAACAGCTTGACACAATAAATGCACAAATTGCAGCCACTAAACAGCAAATTGCAATTGAAAATCAAAAGTCAAAATTAATACATGATCAAATATTTGATAATGATTTGATTATTAAATATGCAACTCAAGAATTGGATTTAAAACAAAAAATTACAGCAATTGAATTAAAGAGAAAAGAAGAATTAGCAAAAAATGCCAATACAAATCCTGAAGTTATTGCAGCAATTAATCAAGATGCCAATTTGAAAATTGCATTGGCCAGAAAAGTCAGTGATGATGCCAAATTAAAATTCAAAGAACAATACGATTATCAAGTTCAATTGGCCCAACAGGCCAGAATGGCCACTGGAATTAACGAGGAAAGACAGTCACCTCTTGAATTGCAACAAATGCAAGAAATGGAAGATGCCAAGATTGCATCATTCAATAAGCAAACTCAGCAAATGCTTATTCAAAATGATTTGACTAATCAAAGATTGGAATATGAAAATAGTATTGTTGGATTGATGCCAAGAGAACAGCAATATTTGCTTGAGAAATATGATCTAGAAGCTAAAATTGTGGCACTTTACAAATCAGCTCCAGCCACTATTAATAAAACAGATTTGGAAAATCAAATAAATAAGATGAGACAGCAAGATGAGCTGGGCATTCAGATCAAACAAAATACATTAGATCAGCAAAGAACATTTGAATATGGCTGGAAAACTGCATTTGATTCATATATTGATAATGCAACCAATGCGGCTAATATTGCAAAAAATATGTTTAATTCCGTGACATCAAGCATGGATAATGCTCTTGCAAATTTTGTCAAAACAGGCAAATTAAATTTTGCTGATTTGGCCAGAACAATTATTCAAAATATAATTACTATTCAATTACAAGCTCAAGCATCATCTTTGCTTGGTGGACTTTTAACTGGTGGATTGTTTCAATCAAGTAATGTGGCAGTGCCAGGTGAAGGCACAATGAGCATTAAAGATTATTTTGGTGGCCCTAAAGCAGCTGGTGGTGATGTATCTGGTGGCACACCATATTTGGTGGGAGAACAAGGGCCAGAATTGATTGTCCCTAAAGGATCAGGTACTGTGATTCCCAACAATAAATTAATGGGGATGGGTGGAACAAATCAAAATATTACCAATAACTACATTAATGCAATTGATACAAAATCGTTTGAAGATCGGCTATATGGCAGCTCTGGTGCAATTTGGGCAGCTAACCAATATGCCACCAAAAACATTGCGACAACGAGGAGCAGAACATAATGGCTGGCTTTCAAAACATTGTTGATATTCAACAAAAGATGACAGTGAATAATCGGAGAACAGTCGGCCAGCAAGTATCCAGATCAGGCCAAATGACTGTTGCCCAATACTTAACATCAGTGCCATGGGTTTTTACAATAGTCCCACATAATTTTTTGTATTACCCACAGACCAGAGACATCATCCAAGCCATTGATAATCTGGATCGGCAGCTGCCAGACTACATCACATTTGCATCGAGCCAGCTGTCATGGTTTACACAAAACCAAGGAACGGCCACAGTGGCCAGTTTAAGTGGCACACCAACACCCAACAGCCAAACAATCAATTTAACCTCAAATGGCACTTATAAGGCTGGCGATTTCATATCCATCA